TCAACGGCGTTTTCCGCGCTGTTCATGATCTCGCCAAAGTCTGCACCTTCGGCAACGGCCTTCGCTCCGAAGAGTCGCCCGATCTCGTCGATCATGCGCTTGATGCTGTCTTGCGTGACTTGCTCATTGAGCTTCACCTTGCCGCCTTTGTTTTCGATTGTGATCATACTTTCTGATTCTGGATTGAGTTGTTTGTATTTTGATCTTGCCCACGATGCGCCCGGATCGCCCCCCCACAATGCCCATGCGATGCGGCCAGCCGAGGGATAGCCATCCTCGCCCGGTGAGAATCCGTCTGCTTGCTTATCGACTTCATGCCGTGCAAAGTAGCTGACCATCCGCCCGATGGTTTCCGGCGATAGGTTCGCCCGGTTGCTGATGTCGCGGGCGCGTGCCACGCCCACGGCGGTTCCGCCTCGGTTGTATTCGGCACGCCACGACAGCCCAAGATTTGCCTCGGCGGCCATGGCTGCGGTTGGTTTAAGGTCAATCGCCATCGGTTGATGTGTCTGGTTGCGGTTGCTCGCTGGCTGTCAAAAGTCGGATGCTGCGCGGGTCGATCTCTACGCCGTATTTTGCGTTCTTCTCGCGGATGCTGAGGATGGTTTTCGCGGCCTCTTCGGTGCGCTCGTCGATGCTTTCGTCCAAGTCCATCGACAGCTCACCGAGGATCGAGGTGGCGTTGATCAGTCCCTTGTCGTAGAGTGCCATCTTCTCCTTGAGGCTGCGTCCGTCGTCAATCGTGAGCTTCGGCGGGCGGGTGAATCCCCAGTTGAACCAGTCGGCAGATTGCGGGATGCGGTTGTTTTCCATCGCCCACGCAATCGCTTTGCGCACTCTCCACTTAGCGACTTTCTCAAGGATGGCTTGGCGATCCTCGACGAAGCGGCACGCTTTGCCGATGTCTTCGCGCTGCGCTGTGCCTTGCCCAGATGGTTTCCAGAGCGTTGCTGGCAAGCAGGCGCCGACCAGACATTGCCGCGCCTGCATGTCGTAAAATTCATGCCACGGGTTGCCGGGGCGGAAGTTTTGATGCTGGGTGATCTTCTCACCTGCTCCGGCCTTGGCATACATGATGCGCCCGCCTTGTAGGAATTGCACGGCAAGGTTTCCGCAGTCGCCCGGAACGTATCCAGGCTCTTCCATGTCCGGTCCACCTGTCTCGTTCTCGACGGTGTAGTTGAGGCTCGACATCGAAAGCAGATTCATCCGCTCCCACTCTTCACTCTGCATGATGTCGCGGAGGTTGTTGAGGGAGTGCCAGAAGAGCGGTAGCCCCCGGCGTTGCTCCGGCCAGTAACGGTCAAAAACGTGGAGGATGAATTTCTTCTCGATGAACTGCTTGTGCTTGCCGTCAACGTCGCAAAGCGAATAGGCGACCGGGATTGATGTGCCGGGGAAATACACGATGCCGTCATACAGATCGTAGCCTGCATATTTGCCGGTCTTCTGGATGCCGTCATCCTTTTCACCGCTCGAAATCCGATGCGAGGGGATTTGCTGAATCTGAGGGTATCCGTTTTTCGTCTGCGTCGAATACTCGAAAACCTCGCCGTCGCGGTCGATGCTTACCGAGTCAACGAACATGTCAGATGTAAAGTCCGCGATGTCGCCGTCGATGTTGCAGATGGGATACCATTCATCTTTTAGCCAGAATTTCGCAGCATCTCCGAACTCCTTGTCCTTGCCTTTGTAGGTCGGCAGCCATGCGTTGCCTACCGCGTAAATCCCGATCTGGTTGGATGCGCCGACCATCAGCGGTGAGTTGAGATACAGCGTGCGGCTCGCGGATTGCAGCGTCTCGCGGTCGTATTTCGTGACGATCTTGTGCAGGTCACGAAGGTTCCGTGATTCGCTCGGCCTGTCGCCGCCGCCGAGGTTGGCGTGGCGCGAAGGCCTGCGCAGAAAGGATGAACTAGCGGCGTTTCCGTATTGGTCGAGTATCATAGAAATGCGGCTCTGGTGGTTCGGCTTCCGGCGGAATCGCGCTCAATCATACTCATCACGAGTTGAAGTATCTGTAAACGCTCGGCGGGTGTCGAGGTTGCTTTGCCGGAAAATGATTGGCCGTTGACTGTGGCAGATTCCACCTGAATCCCGCCGGTCGTAGATGTGATCGCGGTTGCGGCAGCCAGATATTCGGCTTTTTTCGCCTCAATCAACGTGGGGTTTCCACGGATCGCGCGAAAGACTGCCTGTGCTTGAGAGAAAGCCGATGCCATGCGGGAGGATTCACCGCATGGTGGCGAAAGTCAACTTTTGCGGGGTCACTCCATCTGGCTGAGGATCGCGTAAAGCTCTTTGCGCGTGAACTCCACGCCGTTGATGATTGCTCGGTGGCCACGAATCTTCCACGGCCTGTCCACGGATTCCTTCTTGTCGCTGGCGCGGTGGGATGCCTGCTGCACGAGGAACGCTTTCTGCTCGCCCTCGGTGCGGATGCGTCCAGGGGCGAAGACCTGCGCGGCCTGCTCTTTGGTCATGTCCTTGGCTTTGACCAGCAGAACGTCCGTGCCGTCCTCGGTGTGGACGATCACCGGCACTGGCTCCTCGATGTATCGCTCTTGCAGCGAGTAGGGGAGGCGTTGGAGCTTGGCGAAGCCCGGCGATGCGGTCAGCAGGAGCTGCGGGTGCAAGGTCTTGCGCCCCATCTGCTCGAACCGTCCGAGGATGCCAGCGTTGATCTGCGGGCATTGCTGGATGATGTAGTCGTAAACGTAGGGGTCTTGCTCGACCATCTGGACGAGGATTTCCCCTGCGGTGATCCACTCTTCCACGCCTCGGCGGAAGTGAGTGATGAATGCGTCGATTTGTGCCTGTTGGTTTGTCAGTGTTGTTGTCATGTTGTTTTCTGTTTTGGTTTTCCTATTGCTTCGGAAATCTGTTGTGCGGCTCCGGCCATTACGAAGAACTGGTCAGCGGCGGCTTGCTGGCGGTTGGCTTCGCGACGCTTGCGGTAATACTCCGCAAACTTATCAGGGTTGGCTGCGCGACGCTTGAGTCTTTGCTCCGCAATCTTATCACGGTTGGCTGCTGCCCACTTGCGGTAATACTCCCTATTATTCTCAGCGTTGGCTGCGCGATACTTGCGTTTTATCTGCGCAATCTTCTCAGGGTTGGCTGCGCGATACTTGCGTTGATACTCCGCAATCTTCTCACGGTTGGCTGCGGCATACTTGCGGTTTATCTGCGCAATCTTCTCAGGGTTGGCTTCTGCCCACTTGCGTTTCTCCTCCGCAAGCTTCTCAGCGTTGGCTGCGCGCCACTTGCGGTTCCTTTCCGCGATCTCAGGGTTGGCTGCGCGACGCTTGCGCTCTTTCTCCGCGATCTTCTCACGGTTGGCTGCGTAATACTTGCGGCGTTTCTCCGCAAGTTTCTCAGGGTTGGCTGCGCGACGCTTGCGTCCTTTTTCTGCAACCTTCTCACGGTTGGCTGCGTAATGCTTGCGGTGATACTCACGCTTTTTCTCCAGCCAAGCATCCTGCTGCTCGGGTGTCCATGAATCAAATGCTTTCGGCTTGGCCATGCGTTGAAACTAGGCAATGCCTAGGAGGTTGTAAAGACCTTTTTTCACTCCTCACATCCATCGTCAGCAGCCTTCGCTAGTCCGCGCTCGATAGCGTCGGCAATGATGATCCTGGATGCCTCGTAGCGGTCAATCATCAGGGATGATCCGCTCACCGCTCGCGCCAGTTCCTTTTTCGTCTCTGGGTCAATGTCGGTCGGGGTCAGATACCGTGGTCTGATTTTCAACGGTGGCGGCACCTGCTTACCTTTCAGCGATACCCAGACCTTCTTTTCCTCTTCGTAGTAAATCCCTGATTCGCGCCGTCGATCATCCGCCCGCTTCTTCGTCTCAGTGCGCCTGCTTCGATAGACTCCGCGCTTTTTACTCATCGTCTTTTGGTGGGGTGAAGATTCGGAACATGAGCGCGGCAGCCACCTGATACGCTTCGCAGTCACGCAGGTGGTTCGCGCCCTTGCGAACCCACTTGCGGATTTCCTTGCCCTTCGCATCTCGGGTCGTCTCGATCCGCTCGCCGTTGAGGTGCTTTCCGTAGCTCGGCGGCGCGTCGTCCTCGACCATCCACGCAGCACCTTCACCGGACATCAGCCGGTGCAGGATGTATTGGATCGGCTCGGTGGCGATGTGCCAGCAAACGGCCTGCTTCTTTTCCTTGCTCAGTGCATACCAGCGTTTCGAGTAAAGCCGGATTTCCTTTTTTGTAGGGTCGCCCTTCACCGGCCAATCCCAGCCGCTCTTGCGGTTGCCGTCGCCCTTCATGCCCTGCCATCCATACCGGACGATGATCCCAGCCATGCGCTCTTGATCGAATCCGACATCGAGGAAGGTGTGGCGCGGCTCGACTCCGTAGCGGCTGCGGATTTCCTCGCACTCCTCGACGGTGTTGATGTAGGCGGCGAAGAGTCCTTTTGACTCGCCGCCTTGGCACCATGCCCGGATTCTGAGCCAGTAATGATCGCCGCCAGCGTCTATCGTGCAGAACCTCACGACCTCGCCGTCGATCTTCTGCCCGTCGATGAAGTCCGCCCGCGTGTAGCCGCTGGCCGCCAGCTTGATCTCGGACGCTTGCAGGTTGTCTGTCCAGCCCCGCGCCCGGTCTTTCTGCGTCCACTGCTTTAACGCGGTGTAGTCACCGGCCTTGGCTTGCTGATCCGCCGCGAGCTTCCGCAGCACGTCCTCGCCCCACGCTTGCCACCAGACCGCTGTCCGGTCGGCGTGGAATCCTTCATAGCCGCGCTGCCCGTTGTCGCTTGTCAGGATGTAGCCATCGTTCTCCTTGTAGCTGTCATGCAGCATCCGGCGGTTGGAAATCGTATCGGCAAACTCATGCTGGCAGCCAGCGCAGACCATGACGGTCGCATCTGCCCGCTCCTGGTTGGTTCCCGATTCTGGAAATTTCAGTGACTCGAACGCGAACGCTTGGACATGCGAACACTCCGGGCATTGCCACGCGAAATCCCACTTGCGGCACTTGTCATGCTCGGCGTGCAGCTCGCTCGTGGTTCCTTGCCCGTCCTCGTTGGCGATCTCGCCGCCTTGGGAGACGAGGGTGAACTTCCGGTTCTCGCGGTTGTGACTTCGAGCGTTCCACTCGCGCACCATGCCGTGCTTCCACTCCCACGCCTCGTCACCGCATCCGTAGGTGATCGAGACTTCTTGGAAGTTGCTCATGTTCGCCCCACCGAGAACCATGAACATATGCGGCCAGACGATAGCGTCCCGCCGGATGGCGTTGCGCTGATTTTTAGGCCAGAGGTGATCGAGCGGCTTGCATTTCCGCGCGGCTTTCAAGAATCGCGTCTCGCCCCAAAGCTCGGCGTTCGGGTCGGTGATCGAGGCGTAGAGCGTCGATCCCGGCGACTCCGCTGCAATCCAGCAGTTGATGGCCTCGAAAAACGTGCTCTTGCCCGTGCCGGTCGGCATCAGGCAGACCATCTGCCGCGTCTCAAAATCCGCATAGCAGCCCATCGGCTTGATCCACCAGCGCGTTTGCGACGGGTCGAACTTGTCCCCGCGCTCCGAGTTCTCAACGTGGACATGCTCCGCGCACCAGTCCGCCGGGTGCAGGTCGGATTGTGATTTCAGGTTGCGGGCAAATACCTCAATCATGATTCGGTGTCTGGGTGGTCTTTCCAAAACTCGCCTTGGAGGTTGGCGAGCATGTCCTGCAATTCCCGTGTCTTAGCCTTCACGATTGGAACGGATTGCGAAAGGGTTAAGCCAAGGCACAGGCCAGGTATCTCCCGCTCGTAGCGGCGAAGGAATGCTTGAATGCCCATCGCGGCACGGACGAAATGTTCCTCGACCTCGGCGCGCGATACCAGCTTTCCCATCTCAGCTTGATATTTGACCATGCCGCGCAGTGATTCGATGCGCAGTTTGAGCGTGCGGGCGGTGTTCGGATCTAGGTCGGGGCGGCGCAGCTCGGCCTCGATCTGCTCAAAACTCATGGTGCCGGATTGCGTCGGCAACGGATCAGATGTCGTTTTCTTTTTGCGGTTGACCCGTGTGTTGAGGGTTTTTCGAAACGCCCGCATGGCTTCGATGTCCTTCACGTCGACGCCTGCGTCTTTTGCTTTCTGCCATTGAGACAAGGACAGTCCCACCTCTTTGCAGATGGTGCGTGCGCTGTCAGGTTTTGCGGTCATTCTGTGTTTAGGATATGCGACAATCGTGTCGCGTTTTGTGTTTCGTTAGTTGGATTTGAGATTTCGTAGGAATTCCTTGGGGTCGGCAC